CGCCAGTGCTTTGTGAATTGCGTTTTCGGCCAACGCGAGCCGATCTTGATGTGTCGGAAATTTCATATTTGCAAACCCTCCGCAAGTGCATCCGAAACTGCTTCCTCCGCATCCTCCAGTGTCCGAAAGGAACCCATGTCGTCACGGTCATAAATTGAGAACGGTTCGTCATATGAGTTTTGGCGATTGCGATCATCAGGACGACGTTCTTCGATAAGAACAAAATTGCGCGAAACATCTCCCCAGTCGTGACGTTCCAAAATCTCGTAAACGTGCGTCAGGCTGTTCGAAAGTAAAAAGGCCGGTTGGCAAATCGCCGGCATTTCAGAAATGTTGTCGTATGTTCCAACGAACGACAATTCTCGGCATTGAGAAACATCTTGAACCATTGCGCCACCGTTTTTGAGATGCTCTAGGTGGCTTTCAATTTCGGCGTTGGTTTCATCATCAAATAAATCTTTTTCGTCGGGGTTGTATCCCAAATCCAACGTCGCAAGTCTGCGAGTAATTTTTTGTTGTTTAGTCGTCATTTTTCTTGGCCTCCGCTCCCATCGCCAGAAGGCGACCACATTCACTGCAAGCCGTGTAATGAATTTTTGGAAACACTCGCCCCTTTGGGTCACCGTATAAATCTTGAGCGTGATCCCAACAAACGTGCTTCGCACCGAAGCCGTCCATTCCGTATTCCCTCGTAACCCATTTCGCATAAAAGGCAAACGCCTCATCGAACTCGACGCCGGCCTCGCTGTTAAGAAAATATTCGACGCCTTGGTTCTCTCGAAACAGGTCGAACATTTTTGGGTCGCGCATATCGGGTTTGATGTTCCATTCGCAAAGTCCTTCGTTTGGAATGTAACCAAGAATTTTTCGACGCAAAACCGAGCGTAATTCTTTTTTAATTCCGGTTTGATCGATTAAAAAATTAATGAAGGTTTCAGCACCGATAGGCTTGAACGCGCCGGTCTTTTGGAACTCCTGTTTTTTGCGATCGTAGTCAAACTCCGGAACCATAATTTCGGCCACGAAGTCGTCAAAATCTTTTTCAAATGTTGGGTTCGGGTTGACCTTGCCGTTCCGCGCAGAGTCCAACCAAGTGAAGTCAATACAACCGCCATAGCCGCCATCGTGAAGATCAGCGACTTGTGTCTTTCCAAAACAAAGCGTGGCGTTAAAGCCACCGCCGTCGGGACTGCTAAATGTTTTTAATTTTTTGATTGAATATGTGGTCATTTTTTTTCTCCGTTTTGAACTACATTAGTTGTTTACAACAGCCCCAATAATAGCAGATGTCAGAGAAGTAACAACAAGAGTTGAGCCTAAAAAAACCCTTGTTTTCTAGGATTTGGACAAAAAAAACCGCCCGGATGGGCGGTCGCGCTGAGAAATTGGCCGACTGTAGGCGGTCGGCGTCCTTTTCAGTAGTGGCGGGTTTTTGCGACGACGACGCCGGCAATCGGCGTGTCAGTTTCTATTGGTGAAATGTGCGGCGTCCAATCTGGGTTGAGCGCGCGTAAAAAATAACGACCTTCTTCGATGACCAGTTGCTTCAACGTCGGTTGGTCATTGACGTTCGCAAGAACGAAGTCGTTGTGTTTTGGTTTTTGAACTGTGCTGACAATCACAATGTCGCCGTCAGAAAATTCTGGCTCCATTGAAATCCCAGTGACCCTAACTCCGAATCCGTCTGATGCTTCCATTCCTACATTCCCAAAAAACGGAACGTGACTTTCAACGTTTCGATCTCCGAAAACACTCGGCCAACTGATGACAGGGAACACGACCATCGACATATCGGGATCGCTCCCTTTCATTTCGCCGTTCCCGGTAGCAAGCCATTCGACTTTCACTCCAAGTGCTTTCGCAAACTGAGCGGTGAACCCGCACGTTTTTGAATTTCGTTTTTCAAGTGCGGCGACCGCAGCTTGAGAAACCCCAGTTTCCTTTGCAAGTTCCGATTGCGTTTTATTCGCTTCGAGTCTTGCAATTTTTAATCTCTCTCCGAGACTCATTTATTTTCTCCGCGGTTTTTTTAAAGCGGGGGTTCCGAAACCGCTTTTAGAAATTACCCTATTTGGGAAAGCGTCCACCAGTGTGGCGCGCCAAAGTTGTCAACATCGTCAAAGTGGTATTCGTGTTCGTGCATCTCAAGATTAAGTGACGCAAGCGGCGTCCATCCTTTGATTGCGCGAAGTTGCCACGTTCGACTCCACTGCAAATTGAAAAGTTTAGTGCTGTGGCTGTCCATGTGATTGCCGACTGGCGAACCATTGAATCGCGACCATTGATCTTTTATTTCGCGCGTGGTCAGATGACCCGCCCAACCTGTCGCAATGTCCTCAGTCGTCGCGCGACCAACAGCGGTTGTGTTGCCCTTTGTCGAGCCGAGCGGAGCAGGGTGATGATTGCTGTGCCATGCGCCTTTGCCGGTGTGGTTGCGGTTGGCAACCATGAATTCGGGAATTTATTCACCGAGAGGGTTTTGGGTTAGTTTCATTTTTTTCCTTTTATCCACAGGTTGAACACTCATGTTGTCACAACAAATGTCGTACCCACAAGCGTCCAACGCTTTTTTTATCGAGGTTTTTGTTCAACTGGAGTAATCAAAAAACAACTAGAGTAGTATTTATTTCCGTGAAGCCAATAGAACTCGCGATCAAGAACGCCGGAGGGCAAACGGCACTGGCCAACGCGCTCGGCGTGTCCCAGTCTCGTGTTTGGAATTGGCTGAATCGCGACCCGAAGATTCCGGCCGAAATGGTTCTCCGAATGGAAGCCGCGACCGGCATTTCGCGCCACAAACTTCGACCCGACATTTATCCCCTCGGCCGTGGGGCAAACGGCCAGTGATATTTCTCCTTCCAATTAAGCCGAGGGCAACCCCCTCGGCCTTTTTTGCATGAGTTTCCAACGACTTCATTTGGCCGTCGAAGCGGAACTGCCGACCAGTGAGAAATTGATTTTGTTGCTGATGGCTAACAGTGCCAACGACGAAACCGGCGAGTGTTGGCCGTCGCAAGGCTATCTGGCGAAACGCTCCGGCCTTCACCGCGTGACAGTCAACAAAACGATCAAGTCATTGGTCGAAAAAGGCTTCATTGAGCAGAGCCACCAGTTCACCGACGCCGATCCCGCGAAGAAACGAGAAGGCGGTCGTCGTCGGAATTCCCTTTATGTGGTTTTTCCGCAACTGTTGCGTGAGGCTACAGAGGTATGTAGCACAGGACTACATAGGACTGTAGTCACAGGCTACAACAGAAACACTACTAAAGAACCCCCAGTAAAGAAACAAACAAACAAACGGAAAAAGACCAATGGAAATGGAACAAGTCGGACTCGCCTTAGTGCGGCCGAGCGCGCGCTCATCGCAGAAAAAAGACTCATGGCAACCGAAACAGGTACGCAATGAAATTATCGCAAGGGTTTGGACGCGAATGTCAGAAGTCTACGGCCACAAATGGGCTTCCCAGTATGGGGAAGTCTGTGACGAAAAGGGTGCGCTAACAAGCGCGGCGAAAACATGGGCGCAAGGACTGTCACGGCTCCGGCCGGAGGAAATCAGCGTGGGCTTTTCGAAACTGGTGGTGAGAGCCGACCCTTGGCCTCCGAGTCTGCCGGAGTTCGTCGGCCTGTGTGCGAACGGCCGCGTTCTGAATCGGGCGGCTCCGTTTCACAAGATGGCGCAACAACTGCCGCCGCCGGAGGTCGATCCGGAGATCGTTGCTTCAACCCTTCGCGAGATCAGATCGAGGCTTACAAAGAAGGGCTGAAACTTTCAGCGGCGCGCGACATTTGGAGAACGCGCCATCAACTTACACCGAGCGGAATCACTTGGGAGGAATGGTTCGCAAATAAATTTGGGGAAAGCCTGTTGGCTTATCGTGAAACCAAAAGAAAGGAAAAAAAGGTTTGATGCGCTCGTCGAAATGGGATGCGTCGCCTGTCACATCGACGGATTCGAAAACACACCTCCCGAAATCCATCACATTCGCGCGGGTCACGGCATGGGGCAACGCGCCCCAGATGAACAAACCATCCCGCTCTGTCCAACCCACCATCGACTCGGACGACCGCCGTTTTTCGGCGTCCACTCGCACCCGAAAAAATTCCGCGAAAAGTACGGAACCGAAATCGAACTTTTGGAGAACGTTAATGCTCGAATTACTTTGGAAAATTTTTAGTTGGGAAGCGATTTGTATTTTCGCGATAACGCTGATCCTGGTCGTTACGTTGTCCGGTTGCAGTGTCCACACATTTGCGGAACTCGGAGACACTTCTTATTCCGCATCAATTTCACTAGAGGCTGAAAAATATGAATCGATTGACTGAATCGGAAAGACTTGCAATCGCGGAAGCGCGAAACAAATGGGATACGAATCGACGGTGGTTCTGGATTCAATTCATGGGTTGGGGTTCGCTGATTTTAATTTGTCTGCATTTGATGATGGGTTGTGTCGAGATCGGCGGCTCAACGGCTGACGTTTGCTCCGGTACGGAATGCGGGACGCACGACGAATCTGACAACAGCGCAGACACGACAACCACAACAACCAACTGATTTGGAAATCACTCTCACGCCGGCCGAGCAAGCCGTCGCGAAATCATTGGCCGTTATGCGTCAGCAGATCGCGCGCGCAATCGGTCGGGTTGATCAACAGATCGGGCAACAGGCGGGTTGGGAAACTGACGAACAAGGGATCGGTGGCGAGTTCGCCGCCGCTCGCGCTTACAACGTTTTTCCCTGTCTGGAGTTAAAGCCCGACAACGGCTTTGATTTGATCGTCAGAGGCAAAAAGATTGACGTCAAAACGACGAAGTACAAGAGCGGCCGGCTACTGGCGAAGCGTACCCAACGCGACGACGAGGTTGATATTTTTTTACTGGTTACCGGCCAGTTTCCAAGTTTCAAAATTGTCGGGTACGCGACCGCAGCTCAACTTTTGAAAAAAGAAAATTTGATCGACCTCGGACACGGTGAGGGTTTTGGACTCACGCAAGAAAAACTGAACCCGCCTTTCTCGTGTGCGTGAACTGTCACTTTTTTCGGGAGCCGGATTTGGATCGCTTGGGACGAAATTGCTTGGATGGCAAACGATCGGATATGTCGAGATAAATGATTTCTGCCAGAAAATTATCGCCCAAAGAATCGAGGACGGAATCCTCGACGCCGCACCAATTTTCGGCGATGTTCGTGACTTCATCTTCTCCGGTGCCGCTGAACAATACCGAGGATTTGCGGACGTGGTTACAGCGGGATTTCCCTGTCAGCCATTTTCAGTTGCCGGCAGAAACAAGGGAGCCGACGACGACCGAAACCTTTTCCCCGAACTCCTCGCAATTCTTCGCACAGTTAGACCGCGAAGATTCCTGTTGGAGAACGTCCCAAATCTGCTTGCTCACGAATACTGCCGAACCATTTTCGGAGAACTGGCCGCGCTCGGGTATGACTTGCGATGGGATTGCATATCGGCGGCCGCCTGTGGCGCGCCTCACAAGCGCGACCGGCTGTGGATCGTCGGAACGGATGCTGTGCAAGACGCCGAGCGAATACGACGGACGAACCAAACATCCGAAAAAAAGCGAGTACCGACTGGGCAATTCGGGAACACTGTCTCAGGAAGTCACGAGCGGGTTTCTGGAAACAGTGAGGAAGTGGCCGACCGATCAACTATGGCCGACTCCGAACACATTGGACGGACTGCCGCCGAAGTCAAAGAAGTCTCTGCTCAGAGAAGCGACTGTCACGAGGAAGGGAAGAAGTCAGCCGGCCAATCTGAGAGATGCGGTGAGCAATATGCATATGTGGCCGACCCCGCGATCCTCGGAGTGGAAGGGCGTTGGACCGCTCGGAAGCAAAAGCCAAGCACATATGTCGAACCGCAAATATCTGTGCGCGATCGTGCAAGAGGAAAATCAACAAACTGGGAAGTTGAACCCCGAGTGGGTCGATTGGTTGATGGGTGTCCCGATAGGGTTCAGCGGCTTAAAGCCATTGGCAACGCACAGGTTCCACAAGTGGTTGCAACAGCATGGCGACTTTTAAATGAATAGTTTCTGGCCGGTCGTTGGTTTCTTGATCATGTTCTTTGCCGGTGAGCCGGACTTACAGGACGCGATCATTCGCGCCTTGGGGTTTTATTGATGCTTAATATTTTATCGCTTGGCGCGGGTGTTCAATCATCAACAATGGCGTTGATGGCCGCAATGGGTGAAATAAAACCGATGCCCGATTGCGCTATTTTTGCCGACACTGGGGCAGAGCCAAAACACGTTTATGATTTTCTCGATTACGTTGAAGAATTAGTTCCGTTTCCGATTTATCGAGTGATTGAACGTAACGGATTAGAACACGCAACTATCAATTCTTTGAAGGAAAATAGATTTGCCGGACCACCGTTTTTTTGCGAGTCTGAAAAGGGTGGGGGAATGCTCAGACGCCAATGCACAAGAGAATTCAAAATTCAGCCTATCGAAAGAAAAATCCGCGAACTGATGGGTTTGAAAAAAGGCCAACGTGGACCGAAACAAATTGCTGTTCGGCAATGGATTGGAATTTCTTTAGATGAATCTGTTCGCATGAAAGTAAATCCGACGAAATGGATTGAAAACGTTTGGCCTCTTATCGATTTGGAAATGTATCGATACGACTGCATCAAATGGATGGAAGCGAACGGATTTAATAAGCCCAGAAAATCCGCTTGTTACTTCTGCCCATATTCCTCAAATGAAACTTGGAAGGATATGAAAGAAAACGATCCCGATTCTTGGGACAAAGCCGTTGCTATGGATGTGCTAATTCGAAACGGCATTAAAGGAACAACGGAACAACTTTATCTTCATCGATCTATGAAGCCTTTGACCGAATGCGACCTAGACCCCAACCGTGACCAGTTCGATATGTTCGATCATGAGTGCGAAGGGATGTGCGGCGTTTGATGGGTAGCCTGTCGCGGAACAAAGGCCGAGCCGGTGAACAAGAGATCGTCAACATTTTAAAAAATGAACTTGGCGTCCCGGCTGTCAGAAATTACGCGCAACAAGCGGCGACTGGCGGCGTCGATATTCTCGGCGTTGATGGTTGGGCAATTGAAGTGAAGCGCGCAAAGGAATTCAGCAATGGATGGTGGACGCAGACCGCAGAGCAAGCCGCAAGCGTGGGACAGAATCCGGTGCTGTTGTATCGCTTGGATCGAAGGAAATGGCGCGCGAGGTGCTGTGGCTGTTCTGTTGGTCTGCACCACTTTCAGATTGAAATGGATCTAATCGATTGGATAACGATAGCGAGGGAAACAATAAATGCCAATGACAAGGATGTATTACGAACCAAAAGCCCCGCCGTGTGAATTGGGATGCTTGTTTACCAAACAGTGCGCGGTCAATGGCACGGCTTGCGATGAATTCAATCGCTACCTGTACACGGACAAACTGATCGATCCACCGAAGGAAAACCCATTTGAACATCAAACAGATTCAAACAGATGATTTGATTCCATACCATCGCAACCCGAGAAAGAATGATAAAGCCGTTGAGAAGGTCGCAACATCAATCAACGAATTTGGTTGGAGACAGCCAATCGTCGTTGATGAAAACATGGTGGTGATTGCCGGCCACACGCGATTGCTTGCCGCCAAACGATTGCATCTTGAAACAGTTCCAGTCCACATCGCTGAAGGATTGACCGCGACTCAAGCCAAAGCGTATCGCCTAACAGATAACAGGGTCAGCGAGGATTCATCATGGGAGAAACAGTTGCTCGGTCTTGAGATTCGCGATCTTGATGATGAACGTTTTAATCTTGACGCCCTTGGCTTTGATAATTTCGAATTGGCAAAACTATTAATTGACGAAACACTGACCTCGCCTGACGACAATGAAACATCTGAAGGTAAGGTTTGCCCACAATGCGGATACCCGCTCAACCACTAAAGGAACCATGAACAAGACACCGCTGATGAAGCGAGTGGAGCGCGAGATAGGGAGAGAGATTAAGGAAGAACTCAAGAACAACATTGCGTCGGGTGAATCAATATCAACCGCCGCTGTTCGATTGGGAGTTGTGCCGGATACTGTCAGGCGATGGGCGAAGGCTTACGACATGAGATTCACCAACGAGACACCGTGGAAGAACTGGTAATGAAGATTAGCGTTATGTCGAACATCAAAGACGTTAAACGAAAGATGAGCAAGGTCGAACGTTCGGTGATCCCGAAAGCGACCAGTCAGTCATTGAACAAAACACTGACCCGCGCCTATACGTTCGTGATTAGGGAAACAGCAAAAGCGACCGGCATGAAACAGAAAGACCTCCGGCAGCTCGTTTCGAAAAAGAAAGCGACCGCAAGATATCAAGAGGCGATGATTATTATCCGAGGCAAAGCGCCGAACCTGATTCGATTCAATGCAAGAGAGAATGCAGTTGGCGTGTCCGCAACGTCTTGGGGCAAGCGCAAGACATACGACGGCGCATTCATTGGTAACAATGGCCGGACGGTGTTCGCTCGTAAATCAAAGCAACGACTGCCAATCAAATCCCTCTATGGCGCAAGCCCACCACGCGAAGTGGTGCGGCAAAAGATCGACGAAGCGACCGCCGTGTTCGGGATCAAACAATTTCAAAAAGAATTTGCGAGAGCCGTGAACCTTCAACTGTCGAGAATTAAAAATTAAAAAGGTACTTCCCAAGGTTTCTCCAGAACGGGTACGCGGCGCGCCGTTTTTATTTAGCGGTAAAACGGAATGATTAACTTCCTTGCCGAAAGTAATTTTTAAACTGACCATCGCGCATACAGTCTGAT